GGCATCTGAAACAGCTACAGCGCAACAAATTAAAGGTCAATACGCTACATTGCGTTTAAAGACATATCAAGACGAAGTAGCACGTTTTGCATCACAAATCTTACGCATTAAAGCACAGATTATCTGCCAACACTTTCAACCAGAAACTATCTTTAAAATTGGTGGTGCTGAGTTACTAAGCGATACAGATAAGCAGTTAATTCCACAAGCGATGGAGTTGTTAAAGAATAATCCTATGCGTACATTCCGTGTAGAGATTGCTACTGACTCTATGTTGTATGCTGACGAAGCACAAGAGAAGTCTGACCGTGTAGAGTTCTTGCAAGCTACAAGTTCATTCATTGAGAAAGCCATACAAGGCGCACAAGCTGTTCCTGAACTTACACCATTGCTTATGGATTTACTCAAATTTGGTGTGCAAGGCTTCCGTGTAGGTCGTACACTTGAGGGTGAGTTTGATACATTTGCTGACCAAGAGAAGGAAAAGCAAGCACAAGCACAAGCTAATCCACAGCAACCACCACCTAATCCCGATATGATTAAAGCACAAGCTGAACAAGCCAAGATGCAACAAGAGTTACAAATGGAACAGATGCGTCAACAACTTGAGCAGCAAAAGGCTCAAGTAAATGCACAGTCTGAGCAAGCCAAGATGCAATTAGAAGCACAGCGTCTAGAGTTTGATAAGTGGAAAGTCCAAATGGACAATGACACTAAAGTGTTAATTGCTGAGTTGTCATCTAAAACAGATTTACATAAGACTGCGCTAAACATCAACGCTGATAAGTCTGGGCTGTTGTCTGAAGTTGGGCCTGATGGCATGGAACAACCTTCTACACCATTACAGTCTTTAGTTGAAACAATTAATCAAAACATGGCATCAATGGTCGCTGTTCAATCACAACACAATCAAGAGATTCTTGCACAACAACAAATGGCGCATGAGAACTTGGTTCAGCAATTGAATAGACCTAAACAAGTATTGCGTGATGCTAATGGTAAAATTCAAGGGGTAGCTTAATGGCTTTAGTGTTAAAGGATAGAGTATTAGAAAGCTCTACGTCTACAGGCACAGGTTCGTTTACGCTAACAGGCGCACAGACAGGATATCAAGGCTTTGATGTTATCGGTAATGGAAATACTACTTATTACACCATTCAAGGAAAAGATGTCAATGGTAACTTAACAGGCGAATGGGAAGTAGGTGTAGGCACATGGTCTACAGGCAATACATTATCTCGTGATACCGTTTTGGAATCATCTAACGCTAACGCTAAAGTTATATTCTCTGTTGGCAATAAAGACGTATTCTGTGATTTACCTGCTGAAAAAGTAGCTCCTACTGATTCACTTGGCACAATGGCATATCAAAATGCTAATAGTGTTTCTGTAACAGGTGGAACAATTGATAACGCTTCTGTAGGTGCTACAACACCAAGCACGGGCGCATTTACTTATCTCTCTACATCTAGTTCTACTAGCACAACACCTACACTATCGTTTAATGCAAGCAACTCAGGATTTGCATCAGGCGCAACAATCCCTAGTAGTTATTTGCAAACTGTATTGCAAAACAAATCAGGTACAGCATTTGCTTCTACCAATTATGTATTAAGCAATGATTTAGGTACAGACTCTACTTACTATGGTGAGTTTGGTATGAACTCATCTGTTTATTCTGCATCGCCAACAGATTTCTTTAGCCTTAATAATGGCATTTACTTTTCTGGTCACGATGGTGATTTAACATTTGGTAGTGGTAACGGTTATAAGACATATTTTGCTTGGGGTACATTAGGCGATAAAGCGCACGTTATCAATGCTAGTGGTGCTATTGGTTTAAACACAAACATTACAGGCACTACTAACTTTGGAACAAGTGGACAAGTATTAACCTCTGCTGGATCTGCTGCAACACCAACATGGACAACTCCAACAACAGGCACGGTAACTAGCGTATCAGGAACATCACCTATTGCATCATCAGGTGGCGCAACACCAGCTATATCTATTAGCCAAGCCACTACATCAACTAATGGTTATTTAAGTTCTACGGACTGGACTACATTTAATAATAAAATAGGTATTGCACCTAGAGTAAATACAACAGCATCTAGTTCAAGCATTACGATTGATACAAGCACAACAGACCAATATACAGTAACTGCACTTGCAGTAGGTACAACATTTAACGCCCCTACAGGCTCACCATCTAACGGACAAAAATTAACCATTCGCATTAAAGACAATGGCACAGCGCAAACAATTGCATGGAACGCTATTTTTAGAGTGATTGGCACAACACTATTTACAACAACAGTTGCAAACAAAACATTTTATGTAGGTTGTATTTATAACTCAACAGATACAACGTGGGATGTCATTTCAGTAGCTCAACAGGTTTAATATGAAAATTGACTTTACTAAAACAGATGGTACTTACACATTAAGTGATGCGCTAATCTTGCCTGATAATGTAACTTATAGTGATGAAGAAATTGAAGCAATGAAACAACAACGCTTTGATAACTGGATTGCTATCATTACAGCACCTTCTGTTGAGTCTGTGGATGTAACTGATGGCAGCTAGATATTGGGTAGGTGGTACAGGCACATGGGATGCTTCATCTACAACTAATTGGTCAGCTACATCAGGCGGTCTTGGTGGTGCATCTGCGCCTACATCTGCCGATACTGTAACCTTTGATACATTGTCAGGCACAGGAACTTGTACTACTGCTAGTGGTGCTGTTTGTTCTTCTTGCACAATGAGTTCGTTATTGGTTAATTTGACATTAGGTGCAAACCTTACAATGTCTGGCACATTTACTTTGACTAACAATACATTGACATTAGGAAGCAATACGCTTCAATGCAATATATTTTCATCTAACAATTCTAATACTCGTGCAATTGCATTTGGCACAGGTAAAATAAATGTAACAGGAAATGGCGTTACAATATTTGATTTTACTACTGCAACAAATTTTACTTATACAGGCACATCTCAAGTAAATTTTACTTATTCTGGCGCAACAGGAACAAGAACCTGTGTATTTGGAACAGGAGCAACAGAGAGTAATGTATTAAATTACAATGTGACAGGTGGCACTGATACTTTTGCACAAGGTAATAATTTTAAAAATTTAGATTTTACTGGGTTTAGTGGCAACGCATTAGGCAATGCAAGCTCTCAAATGAATTGTTATGGTAATTTAACTTTATCGTCAACAATGACTGTTTCAAGCAGTGCAGTCGCAGTATTAGCATTTAGCGCAACATCAGGCACTCAAGTGTTTACAACCAATGGTATTGCTTTAGAACATCCAATTACAATCAATGGAACTTCTACTGTTCAGCTTGGAAGTGCTTTAACAATAGGCTTAACAAGAACTCTAACCCTAACTACAGGCACTTTTGATGCTAATAATTATAACGTAACGACGGGATTGTTTAGCAGTCAAAATAGCAATATAAGAACTATTAAAATGGGTTCGGGAACTTGGACTATTTTAGCATCTGGAACTAATTGGTCTACATTAACCACAACAAATTTAACGCTTACTGCAAATACTTCTACAGTTAATTTTACTTCTACATCTGCAAAATTGATGGCAAATGGTTTTGGATTAACTTATTACAATATTGTAAATTCAGGAACGGGAGCTTTTACACTATTTAATGGGGGTGCATTTAATAATGTAACTTCTTTAGCAGGATGTCCTATTACTTTTACATCAGGGCAAGCATATAGTTCAAATACGTTTACTTTTGTTGGTACACCAAGCGCACCAATCACCATAGCCCCATCATCTACTACTAACTACACGCTGACTAAACTTGGTGGAGGCATTGTAGATATGCAGAACGTATCAATTTCAAGATGCACAGCTTCATTATCAACAGGTACTTGGTATGCAGGAGCATCAACAGATGGTGGTAATAACACAGGCATTCGTTTCGTATCAGCACCAAAATTTCAACAAATGTTCTAGGAGGTTAAATGTTTGGTTTAAGACCAATAGCAAGCAATTCATTTAACTCCTTATGGAATAAATATGTTGTTCCTGCTGTTACCTGGGGTAAAACAGGTGGTATAGGCAAAAAGAAAAAAGAGCATGTACGTCAATCTGCTAGAGCAGAACTAAAAGAATATTTAGCGACAGTATTTGATGAGCCAATTGCAATAGATTTAAAAGAAGAAGTAGCAGAGTACGTTAAACCATCTCAAGGCTTTTCAATCAACTCTATTGATTATGGCAAGCTAGCTCAAAACGTAGAATTAGTACAAAGCATTATTGCTAAATTTCAAGAAATACAACAAGAGCAGGAGGATGAAGCATTACTACTAATGCTCATGTAACTATGGCAATTAACGATATTACAGGCGATGTAATAGCTACTCGCACAATAACAAAAGAATTTCAAGAAGGTCACGAAAGAATATTTGGTAAGCAAGAAAAATCAGGCACTAAACGATGGGTTCAAGACCCTGTAACTTTTAAGCTAGTACCTGCTGACGAATATTATCAACCTAAAGACAATGCAGGGCCATACATTCAAGATGATGTAAAGCCATATCAGTCAATGATTGATGGAAGAATGATTGAGGGTAAACGTGACCATCGTGAACACTTGAAACGTAACAACTGTATTGAGGCTGGTGACATGCCTATAAGAAATCCTGAACGACCAAAGGATAATGGCTTAAAAGAGCAAATAGCAAGAGAAGTTTACAACAAATTACGTTATTAATAAGGAGTAAGAAATGACAACAACAGTAAATTTAAATGGTAGTGGTGTACCAGGCTTAACGGCTGACGCTATTACAGGCTTTGTAACAAATGCACAAACAGCATCAGGCGCATCACAAGGCGCACAAACTATGCCTTCTGACGTAGTAGCTTACACATCATCTACAGCATCTTATGGCCCTACATTGCCAAGCACAGCACAAAGTGGAGATTCATATTTTGTATGTAATAACACAGCTAACTCAATTAACGTATGGCCAGCATCAGGTGGGAAAATTGGTTACACATCTGCCGATACAGCTTTAGCAATAGGTTCAGGAAAATCAGCAAAATTCATTTCATTGGGTTTAAATAATTGGATGTATGTTTTATCAGCTTAATTAACTAAAGGAACTAAAATGGAAGAACTCCAAACTACTTTGGAAGAACCAATTAGCCTTCGAGATACAATCGAAAATGCTATTGAATCAACAGAGCCAGAAACGACTTCACAGGAAGCCACAGAAAGCGTAAAAGCAGACAAGCCTAGAGATGAGCATGGAAAGTTTGCTAAAAGCTCTCAAAACGCTTCAGATGACGTTACAGAGGCATTTGATGATAATAACGAGCAAAAAGTAGCAATAAAGCCTAGACCATCTTCATGGAAAAAAGATTATGAGGAACATTGGGGCAAATTAGACCCTACATTGCAGGATTACATTCAGCAACGTGAGGCAGATTATGCTAAAGGCGTATCAACTTACAAAAACCAATGGGATATGGCAGCTCCTGTTATGGAGAGTATTCGCCAATTTGAACCCTTACTAAAACAATATGGTGTAGCACCTCAGCAATGGATTAATCAGCTAGGTACAGCGCATGCAAAATTGGTAATGGGTTCGCCTGAACAGAAATTAGAAACATTTGCACAATTAGCAAACGATTATGGCGTTAATTTAGGTCAGTTGACAGGTCAATCAGGATATGACCCTCAATTTTCACAATTAGCGCAAGAATTAAATCAAATTAAGAATCAATGGTCAAGTTTTCAATCTCAACAAGAGATGGTAGAACAAAACCAGTTACAAAGTGAGATAGCGTCATTTAAAGATGACAAACCTTACTTTGAAGAAGTGCGCGAAACCATGGCTGGATTACTCCAAAATGGAATGGCTAACGACCTTCAATCAGCTTATGACAAAGCTATCCGATTAAACGATGATGTATTTCAAAAGGTACAGTCAGAACAGACTGGAAAATTTGGAGCAGCTCAACGAGAAAAGGTAGCAGCAGCTAAAGCAAAGGTACTTTCACCCAAGTCTACAACGCCTACAGCGTCTACAGGTAATGGTGGTAAGTCCGCAAGTTCTGCTAGAGAAGCTATCATGCAAGCCATGGAGCAACATTCTGGCGGTTTAATCTGACGATAAATAAGGAGTGACATTATGGCTTTTGCCAATTCAACCGTGTCAGACATTATTGCAACTACCATTCAATCACGTAGTGGCAAATTGGCTGATAACGTAACAAACAACAATGCGGTTTTAGACCGTTTACGTAAACGTGGTAACGTTCGCCCATTCTCAGGCGGTAACGTTATTTTAGAAGAAGTAATGTACAACGATACATCTACTAACAACACTAACTCATACAGCGGTTATGAAACATTGAACATTGCGCCTAATAGCCCAATTTCAGCAGCTCAATTCTCTATCGCTCAATATGCTTCAGCAGTTACAATCTCTGGCTTGGAAATGTTGCAAAACAGCTCTAAAGAAGCGATTATCGATTTGCTTGAAGGCCGTGTACAAGTAGCTGAAGGTCAATTGCTTAACCGTATCCAAACAGACATCTATGGTAACGGTACAGGTAATGGCGGTAAGAACTTAACAGGTTTAGGCGCTGCTGTAGCTGATAGCCCATCAACAGGTACTTATGGTGGTATTAACCGTGCTACATGGACTTTCTGGCGTAACCAAGCGTTCTCAGGCGTAACTAACGGTGGTGCTGCTGTATCTGCTGCTAACATTCAATCATACATGACACAATTGGCAATTCAATTGGTTCGTGGTAACGACAAAGCTGATTTGATTGTAGCTGATAACAACTACTACTCACTATATGTAAACTCATTGCAAGCTATCCAACGTGTAACTTCTGCTGAAGAAGGTGCTGCTGGTTTCGCTTCATTGAAATTCTATGGTGGTGGTACATCTGCTGACGTGGTACTAGGTGGTGGTATTGGTGCACAAGCTACTGCTAACCACATGTGGTTCTTAAATACAAATTACTTGTATTTCCGTCCACATGCTGACCGTAACTTCGCTCCTATCGGTGGCGAACGTCAATCTGTAAACCAAGATGCTGTAGTTAAATTGATTGGTTGGGCTGGTAATATGACAAGCTCAGGCCCACAATTTAACGGGGTCTTAACTGCGTAGTTGACTTTTTAAGGAATAAAAATCATGGCATATTCAGTAACCCCATTAGCGGGTATCGATTTAGTAAACACAATCACAGCATCAGCAATTACATCAGGTCAACAAGCTGTTAACCAATTACTTGGCGTTCAAGTATGGGGTTCAGATGGTAAACGTTATGTATTTGGTAAAGCTAATGCTTCTATCACAGCATCAACAACAGCATGTACTGTAAACGCTACAACATTCCTTGTTACAGCTTCAGGTGGTTCTTATACATCTCCAGCTTACGACATGGTGTCAGGCGATTACGGTTGGTTCGCTGCAACTTCAGTTTAATCTGATTGATTCTCATCCCTTCGGGGATGGGTTTCTAGGTAGTTTTCATTTCGAGAGTTACCTACAAACCCCAAACCACTTTGGAGATTCAAATGTCAGATGCAAATAACCCAGACGCACGTCTAAATGTAAAGTTTTACCAACGAGCAATCGAAAATCAATTTAAGAGTGCTTTAGAAGGTCGCCCCATTATGGAGATGCGCGACTTCATCATTATTGAAGTGCCAGGCGATAATTTAACAGTCATTGATACCTTTGCAGCAGATGAAAACAAGAAACGTTTTCCTGTTCAATGGGCAAGATATCAAAACGAAAAAACAGATGGCGATGTAGAAGGTACGTTACTTCACGATTGGCCTGTATTAAACGCTGCTGTAGCTGCTGAACTTAAGCACTTTAAGTTTTATACAGTAGAGCAAATTGCTGAAGCCTCAGATGCACAATTAAACACTTTAGGCATGGCAGCAGGTATGTCACCTTTAGGATTACGTGATAAAGCAAAGGCTTTCTTATCTAACGCAAAAGGTTCTGCATTAGTGCAACAGCAAGCAGATGAGCTACGCAAGCGTGATGAAGAATTGTCAGCAATTAAAGCGCAATTAGCTGAATTAACAAAAATGAATCAACCAAAAGCTACGCCTAAAAAGGCTAATGCCGAGGAAACTATTAAGGAATAAACAATGGCTTCAACGCTTCTCCAATTAGTTCAGCAAGCAAGTGTGGAAATGGGCTTGGCAATACCTAATACTGTCGCTGGCAATACTGCGTATGACGTTACACAAATGTATTATCTTATTAATGCAGCAGGTAATGAATTAGCTCGTGAATATCCTTGGGAAGCGTTGAATACAGAGTATCGTTTCTACTCTCAATATACACAATCAAATGGCAGTATATCTGCTAACACTAATGTCATTAGTGGCGTAGACGCTTCTGCTGTTACGTTTATTAATAGCAAAGGCGCAACCAATTTTCAAGTGCAAGGCTTAGGTATTATTCAAGATACTTATGTAGTATCAGCCCTTGGCACAACAGTAACAATTAGCGGTGTAGCAACAGGTGATGGCTCAGGTCAATATACCTTTGGGCAAACTAAATATGCTTTACCTGCTGGCTATGACCGTATCACAGATAGAACACAATACGACAAATCTAAACGTTGGGAAATGCTTGGCCCAGAAACACCACAACAATGGCAATTCTTAAAGTCTAGCTATATTTCAACAGGGCCACGTATTAGATGGCGCATTATGGGGCAAGAGTTCCAAATATGGCCTTTAACCTCTACTAACGAGTATCTTGGCTTTGAGTATATTTCAGTCAATTGGGCAACATCAGCATCAGGCGCAGGTCAAACACAATTTATAGCTGATAGCGATACTTGTATCTATCCTGACCGATTAATCGTATTAGCATTAAAAAAGAAATATTTTGAAGTTAAAGGCTTTGATACATCAGCCTTTCAACGTGATTATGATATGCAACTTAACATCGCTAAAGCTAATGACCAAGGTTCTGCTACACTATCACTTGCACCAAGAACAGCCAACGTATTGATTGGTTGGGAAAACATACCTGATAGTAACTATGGAGCTTAAACATGGCACAAGCTAAAAGAGCTGTATCACAGCCAGTATCAATGCCAGCTCCTGTAGGTGGATGGAACGCTAGAGATTCACTTACTTCTATGCAGCCAAATGAAGCAGTTACTTTAGAGAATTGGTATCCTGCTACAACAGAATGTATTTTGCGTAATGGTTATACTAAATGGGCTACAGGAATTACAGGTCAAGTAGAAACCATCATGGCTTACTCAGGTGCAGCTACTAATAAACTATTTGCTATTGCTGGCACATCTGTTTATGACGTATCGTCAGGTGGTGCAGTAGGCGCAGCAGTAGTAACAGGATTAACTAATGCTCGATGGGGTTATTGCAACATTGCAACGGCTGGTGGCAACTTTATATCAATGGCTAATGGTGTAGATGCCCCACGCAATTATAATGGCTCTGCATGGTCTACACCTACCATTACAGGGGTAACTTCTACTGATTTGCTAGACCCTATTCTTTATGCTCAACGTCAATTCTTTGTTGGCAAAAATAGTCTTAAAACATGGTATTTACCTGTAAATTCTATTGCAGGAGCAGTTAATTCAGTTGATGTTTCTGCTTTGGCTACTAAAGGCGGTTACATTGTTGCTCACGGCACATGGACTATTGATGCAGGTACAGGCGTTAATGACCACTATGTAATTGTTACATCTAAAGGTCAAGTAATCGTCTATCAAGGCACAGACCCTACAAGCACAACAACATGGGCGATGGTAGGTGTGTGGGATATTGGTTCTCCTGTAGGTCGCAGAAGCATGTATAAATATGCTGGCGATATGCTTTTAATTACGCAAGATGGCGTAGTTCCATTATCAGGTGCTTTGCAATCATCTCGTGTACAACCTAGAGTAGCTATTACAGATAAGATTCAGTACGCTATTTCAGAAGCAGTCACCAATTATGCAAGTAATTTTGGTTGGCAACTTATGTACGTTCCTACAATTAATCAATTGTGGCTAAATGTTCCTATTCAGCAAGGCATTAATCAACAGCAATTTGTAATGAATACCATTACAGGCGCATGGTGCAACTATTCAGGCTGGAACGCTAATTGCATGGAAATGTTTAATGATGAGCCTTATTTTGGTGGCAATGGTTATGTAGCCCATGCTTATAATGGAAATATTGATGATGTAAATAACATTACCGGCACAGCATTACAAGCATTTACAAACTTTGGTAATGCAGGTACTTTAAAACGCTTTACTATGTCACGCCCTATTTTTAGAACTGATGGGCAACCTTCTATATTTGCTGGCGTAAACATTGATTTTAATATTGAAATACCTACAACATCTTTAACTTATACTCCAAGTACCTATGCTAAATGGGATACTGCTATATGGGATGCCTCTACATGGGGCGGTGGATTGTCTGTATTACAAAATTGGCAAGGATTAAATGGTGTTGGTTATTATGGCGCACCTGTTGTAAAAACATCATGCTCTGGTATTCAAGTACATTGGGTGTCTACTGATATTGTTATTGAGGGTGGCGCAATACTATGATGGTTTCTGGTGATGATGTTGCTCATTGGACTATGCAAGGGATTGGGCATTTCACAGAAGGAATGACAGCGGTTGGTTGGGAAAAAGATGGCATCTTAATTGCTGGAACTGCGTTTGAAGATTTTAACAGCAATAATATGTTTGGTCATCAACGCATAAATGCTAATCCTCCTAGAGAGTATTGGTTTCAAGTAGCAAATTACATTTTTAACATTGCTAAAGTAAAACGTTTTACAGCAACAGTTGAAGCAGATAATTACAAAGCAATAAAACTTAACAAGCACATAGGATTTGTCATCGAGGCTACCCTCAAAGATGCAGGTCGTAATGGTGATTTATTAATTATGACTTTATGGCCTGAAAACTGCCGTATGTTAAATTGGAGTAAATAAATGTTTAATAGTAAATTTTTAGGTATATTAAAGCATCCTGGTTACAATGGTGGAAAAGGCGGTTCAGCCCCAGCAACTCCTGATTATACTTCTCTAGCAAAAGAACAAGCAGCAGGTAATTTAGATTTAGCTAAATACACAACAGAAGCTAATCGTGTCAATCAAGTAACGCCTTACGGTAATATTACTTATTCTCAATCTCCAGGTACTGTTAATCAATCTGCTTATGACCAAGCATTGCAATCATACAATCAATCATTAGCACATGGTGGTAGAAATAAAGATTTAAAAGCTCCTAATATTGCTGATTTTACTACAGGAAATAACACTTGGACTGC